ATTCATGCAATCGCTGAAGGCACATTTGCTGCTGACGCGAATGCAACCAAACTGGTATTCACAACTGGCGTATCTGAAACTGCTGCCGCTAGCGCAACTGCTAAAGCGACATTGAGTTCTATTGGAGATTTTCAAGTTGCTGGCGACTTAGTAGTTAAAGACGGAGGACTTGTTGGTGCTGCTTCCGCCCTGAGTGCAATGACGATCTCTTCCGCTGGCTTAGTCACATTTGCCGCAGGCATTGCCGTTGGTTCAGATGCAGCTGGCGATGTACTATATCATAACGGAACCAGTTACATAAGGCTAGCCAAGGGAGACGATGATCAAGTTTTGACTCTTGCAAGTGGTGTTCCATCTTGGGCAGCTGCTGCTGGGTCTGTTTCTGGAAACACTTTTGCCACAGACCTTAAGATTGGTAGGGATGCTGACAATCTAGTCGATTTTACTACTGACAATGAAGTGGTGATTAGAGTTGCTGGCGTCGACGAAGTGGAACTTGCGGCGAATGTTATACGTCCAGTTACCTCTGACGGAGCGGCTCTTGGTGGCACCGCTAACATGTGGTCCGATCTATTCGTAGCATCAGGCGGAGTTCTTAATTTCAATAACGGAGACATGACTTTAACTCACTCTTCGAATACCCTAACCGCTGCAGGCGGAACAGTTGCAACTGCTGCGCTAACGACTTCCACTATTGTTGCTAGCGGCATTATTAAGACCGACGCTACCACTGCTGCAACTTCTACAACTGATGGCTCTTTACAGACTGATGGTGGTTTGAGCGTTGCCTTGGATGCTGTTGTTGGTGACGATCTGATTTTGCTATCAGACTCTGCTCTGATTCACTTCGGTGCGGGCAAAGACGTAACTTTAACACACACAAATGATACGGGTCTTCATTTAAACGCAGGCATGAGATTAGGCTTCCGTGATCAGGGCGGAGAATATATCTACTCTGTTGCAGATGGAACGCTTGGTATCGTCGGTGCAAGTGAGATTGACTTAACTGCTACGGCTATTGACATTAATGGTACACTCGATGTATCCGGAGCGTCACAATTTAGTGGTGCCGTCACCGTTGGTGTCGATGGTACGGGATTGGATGTTAAGTTCTTCGGTGATACCGCTAGTGCATTTATGGAGTGGGACGAGTCTGCTGACGAATTGGAAATTAGAGGAGCTATTACAAAGCCAGGAAAACTTCTTTTGTCAACTGCTGAAGTAACTGTTGTTGATGGAAATAAGTTGGGACAGATTGATTTCCAAGCACCACTAGAAGGCAGCGGAACTGATGCTATTCTGGTCGGCGCTTCAATTTGGGCAGAGGCTGATGATACTTTCGCTGCAGACAATAACACTACCCACTTGGTCTTCGCAACTGCAGAATCTGATACCGCCGCAGAGGTAATGCGCCTCGACGGCGACGGAACACTTAAGCTTACGTCACTAGAGGGGCTGTTCTCTGGGTCAGTACAGCAGAACAACTGCTATCTGGAGTATTCTTCTTCGGCTAATGGCTCGGATATCACTGCTGGCGAACTCCAACAAGGCAACTTCATCGCAGTTAACTCTGCTGCCAGTACTGTTACAGTTAATCTGCCAGCAGCTAGTTCAAACGCGGGTCGGAGACTTATAGTTAAGGACAGTACCGGCGCCGCTGGCACAAACGCTGTTACCATCGATGGCAATAGTAGTGAAACAATTGACGGTGCGACAACAATTACGCTTGACTCAGACTATGCTTCGGTCACTTTGATTTGTGATGGTAGCAACTGGTTCGTTGTCTAAGAGAAAATTAGTTAACACTCGATGTTAATTAAACAAAACATTTGGGCAGGCACTTCGGTGCCTGCCTTTTTGTTTATAAGGGGCTATTTATAATATGGCATATAAATATACAAAAGGCAGTGTTAATCGAGGCGACCTTTATGCCGAATCTTCAGTTGATGATGACGGCGATACTTATATAAATTTTGGCAGTGATTCAATTTCGTTGGTTGCTAATGCGATCAACACTCTTGCGGTTGGCACGGCGGGCGTCGTTATAAATGAGGGCGGCGTGGATGCACAGGACTTCCGCGTGGAGTCAGATAATGCAACGCACTTACTTTTCGTCGATGCTGGTACCGAAGCAGTAAGTATTGGAGACTCAACGAATGCTCCCGCTGGTGTCTTAGAAATATCGCAGCAATCTACCGCTGGACTCCCGGGGCTTAAGATTGCCACAGCCGACGTTGATCAAAAAGCAGTTGAGATTGTTGCATCACAAACTACAGCCAACGTTCTTGATATTACAGCCAATGCGCTGACTTCTGGAGATGCAATTAGTGTTGCATCCAGCGATTCTAACACTACTGCCAGGGCATTACTTAAGCTTTCAAATTCGAATTCTGCTGCTGTTGCGACAATACCGATAGAAATTGTACAAGCAGATGTTGCGGAAGGGGATATAATTAGTGCTGCAGTCGGTGGAAACGGATCTGTATGCGCGTTAAGGGTCCTTGAAAAGTCAGTTACCTGCAGTACCTCTGACACAACAACCGAATCTGCCAGTTTTTTCCCTGCCCTAAGTGTTCCGGTTGCACTTGGAATCAGGGTTACTACTGCAATCACTAATAATGCATATATAACAAAGATCGGATACGAACACGATGCAAGTTCGTTTGCCGGATCTGATGACGGCAGCCAAGATCTTGGAGATGGCGAGCTTGAAGCAGCGGGTACCACATCCATAACGGGCAACGGCGGCAACTTGGTTTTCCACCAGGCGACAGATCTACTTATAACGCATAATGCTACCCCAGGCGCTGGCGTTGTGAGAATAGCGTATTATTATTATAAGATAACAGCGCCGACGAGTTAGATAAAAGAATAAATCTGCTCACATTGCTAGATAGACAATTTTATTAGTCTTTTAAAACTTCTCAATACTATTTATTTTTGAAGTAGTATCTTTCTATATAGAGAGAGAAGAATAGGAGAACTTATATGTCATCCATGCTTGAACAAGCCATTGTCGATGCAACTGCTCTTAAGGAAGCCGCATTGAAAAATGCTGAATCAATGATTGTCGAGAAGTATTCCGATGAGATTAAAGGCGCGGTAGACTCTCTGCTTTCCGAGCAGCCCGAAGAGGGCGGCGAAATGCTGGGAGCCCTGGGCGGTGCAGAAGGCGGCGTACCCTCAGAGTGGGCTGATGATCATCTAAATTATGCAGCGGCAGAAGGAACGGAAGACTGCGAGTGCCCAGAAGAAGATCAAGAGCAAATTGTGACATTGGATTTCCCCGAATTAGAGGCTGCATTTGAAGAAGAAGGAGCGGAGGCTAGCGATATGACCGATAGAGAACAAATGGGTGCAGAAATGGCACTTCAGGAAGATGAAGCGGTCGAGGAAACCGAAGAGGAAACCGAAGAGGAATTAGAGGAGCGACGAAAGCGCAACGATCCCAGCAAATCTGCTGGTCGTGAGCCCGGGCGCTCTTATAAGGAAGACTCTGGTGGAAGCAATGCTGCGCTAGAAGAGACTGTCGATTTCGATGCCACCGATCTAGCTGATATCCTTGGCGAAATCGTTGAAGAGGAACTAAGAGTTCATAACTCCGTAACAAAGTCGGGATGGGCAGAGAAAGCCGATCCGGAATTAGAGCATGAAGCAGATATTGCCAAGGCAAAGGAACAAGATCCCGCCATCCAGGAAGAGTCTGGAGAGGACGAGGACGACTCAAATCAGCTAGAGGAACAAATCAAGAATCTAGCACGAGAAAATCATAGGTATAGGGAAGCTGTCGTTACTTTGAAAGAGAAGCTAGACGAAGTTAGCCTTATGAATGCAAAATTACATTATACGAATCGGGTTTTAAATAGCCCCTCCTTGAATGAGCGACAAAGAGAAAAGATTGTCGAGTCTATTTCGAAGGCCGGTTCGATGGAAGAGGCGAAAGTTATATATGAAACGCTTCAAAGCGCGGTGGGTACGAACTCCAAGCGGAGACGACCAAAATCACTTAGCGAGGCGATTACGAAGCACTCTTCTTTATTGGTGTCTAGACGCGAGTCAAAGACACTTGGCAATGATCCACAGCTACAGCGCATGCGGCGCCTAGCCGGGATCAAGGAATAGACTAAGACTATTACAATAATACAAGGAGGTATATATAAATGTCTGTTTTACAAAAACTAACAGAAGGCATCGTCAAGCGTGATCTTTCGAAAGAAGGTGAAGCGCTTCTCACTAAGTGGGAAAAGACCGGTCTTCTAGAGGGTTTGGGTTCTGACAAGAAACGCCAGAATATGGCGTCCTTGCTTGAAAACCAAGCCAAGGAGCTTCTTCGTGAGGCTTCATCCATGGCAAGGGGCGACGTTGAAGGTTTCGCTTCTGTCGCTTTCCCCATTGTTCGTCGTGTATTCGGCGGGCTAATCGCGAACGACCTCGTGTCCGTTCAACCAATGAGCCTACCTTCGGGTCTCATCTTCTTCCTGGACTTCCAGCACACTGGTGCGAAGCTCGGGGCAGAAGCAGATGATTCCCTCTATGGTGGCGGAATTGTTGGTCAGCAGGTGACCGGCGGTGTTAGCCTTTCTGGTAATGACGCGGCTATGACGCTTGAAGAAGGTTTTTACAGCCTGAACAACGCCTACTCGTCTCCTACTGGTTCTACTATCGCCCCGGATGCGAACACCAGCACTTTGGTTATGTCTGGCACGGTCGGCGGCTCTGCTGCTGCAGCCATTAACGCCACCGCCGGTGGCGGCTCAACGTCTGCTGCAGCTCAGGCTTGGCTTGATCGGCTTTGCAGATACGATCCGGATCTTTCCGGCTCGGTTGTTGCAATTGCGAAGGTTGCTCTCGCGGATATTACTGGATCTAGTGGCGAGGTTCTTAATAAGAACAATCTGGTTGCTATTACCATCGCTGCTCCAGCTGGATTGGCTCAGGGCACCGGTGCTCAGGTCCGTCGACTAAGTCAGCTTAGTGGTACTACTCATGTGTACTTGGTAGCCGCTGCTAGTGGCTCTGAGAACTCAACCCGCGTGGCTGATCATCTGGATGTGGGGCTAACCCTTCACTTCCCGCTCGCGGACAACTTTGATGGAACTCCATCTGCTGGCTCATCTAATGCGCTAGGTTCGGTTGTTGGTCAGAACACGTGGGGACTGGAAAATACTGGTGACATTCCCGAGATCGACATCAAGGTCGATAGCATCTCCGTGACAGCTATCACCAAGAAGCTCAAGGCGAAGTGGACTCCAGAGCTTGGTCAGGATTTGAATGCGTATCACAACCTCGACGCCGAGGTTGAGCTTACAAGCATTCTGTCTGAGCAAATTGCTCTAGAGATTGACCGCGAAATCCTTGAGGATCTCGTCGTCGGCGCGACGGCTGCAACTCGTTTCTGGTCCCGCGCTGCTGGTCGATTTGTCAATAGGCAGACTGGTGAAGAAGTTGGAGCTACTACGGCTACTCCGGACTTCACTGGTACGGTCAGTGAGTGGTATGAGACTTTGGTCGAGACCATTAACGACGTGTCGGCTCAGATCCATCGCAAGACTCTTCGGGGTGGCGCAAACTTCATCGTGGTTTCACCTGAAGTTGCGAACATCCTAGAGTTTACCGCTGGATTCCGAGCTAAGGTTTCCCATGACGACAACAAGGGCACCGTCGGTGCTGTCAACACGGGCAACTTAAGCAAGAAGTGGGACGTTTGGGTTGATCCCTATTTCCTACGGAATGTGGTCCTGGTTGGTCGCAGAGGTAGCAGCTTCCTAGAAAGCGGCTACGTTTACGCACCTTATGTGCCACTACAGGTCACTCCCACGATCTTCGGTATCGAAGACTTCGTGCCCCGCAAGGGCGTGATGACTCGGTACGCCAAGAAGATGGTGCGACCTGATATGTACGGTTTGGTTATCGTGCGCGATCTGGTCTAGCCTGTAAACTCTGGTTTACTAGAGATACTAGAAACTTAAACCCCATCTTCTTTGGAAGATGGGGTTTTTGTTTATCTCCATAGCGTTTAAAGGTGTCGACCACTATTTAAATTGGAGGGATATATTCGATGGCTAGACCGACTCTTACGCCCAGTTCTAATACGAGCAAAGTAATATTAACGTCGACTGGTAGTATTGCTACTGCCGAGACGGCAACGAACTATGCTTTTGGTATATATGCCGATACATCATCTGATCTTTATGACGTAAATTTTGTGTCCGGTGCGGTAGATCAGGTAGCTTATACTTATAAAAAATTAGGCGGAGATGTTCTTGATATTGAGCTTACTGTTGGCAATGTGTATGCTGCCTATGAAGAAGCTGTTTTAGAATATTCATACTTGATTAACGTTCATCAGTCCAAGAATATTTTAGCGAACGTCTTGGGAAACACAACAGGCACGTTTGATCATGATGGGCAAATTAAATCGGGTGACAGTTTATCTGGCTCAAACGTTTCTCTTAAATATCCAAAGTTTGATTTTGCATACGCTCGACGAGTTGCAGATGGCATTTCAAAAGAGGCCAATATCGGAGGCTATGATACGGTATATTCGGCATCTTTTACCAGAGTCACGGGTCAATCAGATTATGATTTACAGCAAATTGTTTCGTCGTCTGCAACAAGTTCTGTTTCTTCTTTTTATAACTTAGTTGGTAATACTCGTATTTTGGTTAGAAAGGTTTATTATAAAACCCCTCACGCAATGTGGAGATTTTACGGATATTATGGCGGTTTAAATGCCGTAGGTAACCTACACAATTACGGTCAGTGGGCTGACGACTCTCAGTGGGAGATTATTCCAGTATGGCAGAACAAGGCACAAGCCATGGCGTTTGAAGACGCGATTTATACGAGAAATTCTCATTATTCTTATGAAATTAAGAATAACAAATTAAGATTATTCCCATCTCCGGTTGAAGTCTCTCCATCAAAGTTTTGGATTGAATTTTCAATACCGGGAGATGCTTGGGACTACGATACCAATAAGGATATCGGAATTGAAGGTATTAACAATATGAATACACTACCGTTTGAAAACCTACCTTATCAAAACATTAACAGTATTGGCAAGCAGTGGATTCGAAGGTTTGCGATAGCGCTTGCAAAGGAGATACTCGGATATATTCGCAGCAAGTTTGGCTCAATTCCAATTCCAGGCTCCGAGGTAACTTTAAATGGAGCAGACTTGGTATCACAGGGGAAAGAAGAGCAAACGGCGTTAAGGGACGAACTTAAAGAAATCCTTGAAAATATACGCTACAGTGAGCTTATCGAAGATGATGCTAAGCTCATGGAGGGCGCAGACAGAACACTATCCAAGATGCCAATGGGCATCTACGTGGGGTAGTGATCGATGGCAGACAACAAATGGACACAACCTACTAATCCCCCACCCCCTCTGTTCGTTGGGCAGAAGGAAAAGGACTTAGTTAAGCAAGTTAACGACGAGCTGATCGAAAGGGTTATTGGTCAACAGATATTATACTATTCAGTCGACACAGAAAGGACCAATTATCATGATCTTTATGGCGAGGCGCTGAAAAAAACATTTCTTTCCCCGATAAGAGTTTATGCGCTTGTTGAGTGGGAAGAATTTACTTCAACTTATAGCCAAAATATTGGTATCGACCAGAATGCTTCAATAGTTGTGCACTTTCACAAGAGAAGGTTAACAGAAGATCAGGATTTGTATGTTCGTCAGGGCGATTTTGTCTTATATAATGATGTATTTTACGAAATTATGACACTTGCAGAGCCAACACAGTTGTTCGGTCAACCAGATACAATGTTAGAAATATCAGCTAAGTGTGTGCGAGCACGCGAGGGACTATTCGATGCCACCTAAAGATTATACTGGTCTACCGCCTGGCGTGGTAGATGAAAAAACTATTATGCCCTCCGTTATTGAAACAATTGACGGCGCGCTGTTTCGCTGGGTTAAAGATTTAAACATGTACACTGAGACCGGCAAGGGATGGAAAAAGGCTGAAATTCTTTGGGTTTCTGCAGAGCGCGCATTCCAGATAAAACATAAGAAAGAGCTTCGTGATATTAATGGCATTTTAAAGTTGCCGCTGATTACGGTTGAAAGAACCGATATAACGAAATCTGTGGATAGGAAGGGAAAATATTGGTCAAATGTTCCCGGACCAGGATCTGATGCTGCAGTACTTCTTACTATTGGCAAGTCAATCGAGCAAGATGAAACTGCAAAAATTGCCAATGCTCGTTCGGCAAGAAAAACCTCTGGTACTGGCAATGGGCAAATTAATTTTAAAACATCTAGGCAGCCAAAACCAGTTATAAAAATCGCGATGGTACCAATTCCGGTATACATTGAGACAACATACACAGTAAATATTAGAACAGAATATCAACAGCAAATGAATGAGCTAGTTACTCCGTTTATGACAAAGGTAGGTCCGTTTCCCTCTGGTGCTGCAAACTATTTTCTGGTGGAGAAAGATGGGCACAAATATGAAGCGTTTGTTCAGGAAGGGTTTTCTCAAGAAAATAATGCTAGCAATATGGAGGAAGAAGAGAGAACATACATAACCAAAATAGAGATCAAGGTTTTGGGCTATTTGCTTGGCGGCGGCAAAAACGCTGACGAGCCGAGAATTACTTACAGCGAAAGCGTTGTTTCAGTTCGGACAACCAAAGAACGAACCCTTTTAGGAGACACGCCAGAACAGCCACGTGTCGGTGGTGATGCCGTTGCAAAATATAAAGAATAGATGGACTTTCGACTTTCGAATGACTATTTAATAACAGAATATAGATTACCGAGAGTTGCTCGGATAAGGAGAATTTACGAATGTCAGTAAAGAAGTTTAAATTTGTGTCCCCTGGCGTGTTTATTAATGAAATTGATAATTCTCGGCTTCCGGCTGTACCAGCCGCTGTAGGACCAGTAGTAATTGGAAGGTTTGCGCGAGGACCGGCGATGGTACCGGTGCAAGTTGATTCTCTCACGGATTTTGTCACGACGTTTGGCGAGCCCATGCCCGGTGGCGAAGGCGGAGATGTTTGGAGGGATGGAAATAGAACAGCTCCGACATACGCTGCATATGCAGCAAGAGCGTGGCTACAGAACAATAGCCCTTGCACAATAGTTAGGCTCCTTGGATCACAACACCGCGATGCTATTACAGATGGCGAAGCTGGATGGACAACCGCTGGCACTCTTAGCTCAACAAATGGTGGAGCTTATGGACTATTTTTATTCAACTCTGCTTCTGCAGCCTTTAGCGCCCCCAGCACCGGCGGGCAAACCGGCTCGCTAGCAGCAGTTTGGTACTGCGATAGAAAGTCTGTACATATTTCACTATCTGGCACAGTCCGTGGAGCGGGCGCCGATTCGCAAACGGGTACCTCCTCGGCTGGAGGTTCGGCAATTTTGATTGAAAATGTCGGCGCGACCCAAGAATTTATATGTATCGTTTCTTCAAGCGCAAGCTCAAGCCAGTTCAACTTTAATTTCTCGCCAACTTCTGACATGTACATTCGAAAGGTGTTTAACACCAACCCAACGCTGTGTAATACTGACATTACCAACACCGCCAACCAAGAAGAGCTTTGGCTGGGCGAGTCATTTGAGCGTGCAGTCAACGACGCTGGCATTTCAGACAGCGCAAATGCAGTTCACGGCATTATTATGGGTCTTAGCGACGGGACAAGTACTTATGGGGATCTCAAGGGCAAGGTCCTTGACAATGAGTCACTCATTGATTCTCAGACCGGATGGTTCGTTTCTCAGGATCTGAAGGTAGTAACCGCAGGCGTTACAAACACTTTTGATGTTTCTGGTTCTTCCGTAACTAAGCTATTTAAGTTTCATGGACTAAACCACGGTGAGTGGGTCCAGAATAATTTAAAGGTGTCCATTGAAAGTATCACTGCGCCTACAAATGATTTTAATACATATGGAAGTTTTAATGTTCTCTTACGACGCGTCGATGACAGCGATAACTCCATTCTGTCGGTTGAAAGTTATACTAATTGCAATTTGAACCCCAACTCTCCGGATTATATTGCCAAGAAGATTGGCGATTTAAAGCAGGTATGGTTGGCTGACGAACGAAAGTATCGTTCACTCGGCTCCTACCAAAACCAATCCAAGTTTATCCGAGTTGAGATGAATTCGGATGTCGATGCTGGTGCAACAGACACTCGGCTCCTACCTTTTGGTGTGTGGGGACCGTATAAGTTCCAAAATGTGGTAATTGCCAGTAGTTCTATCACTCCCCTTGCCAATATCGACCACGCGTTTCTCACAACAGTTGGTCTAATCACCCCAGAGAAATACGGCGGAGGAAACCACGATAGAGTCATTGTTACTGCACCCGGTCAGGGCGCGACATATCCTTGGCAAGGAACATTTACGTTCCCGGAATTGGCTCTACGAGTAAACAGCGATGATGGTGGCACCAATAGCCAAGATGCATACTGGGGCTATAATTCTGGCAAGAGCGAATCCGATACGAACTTCTGTGAGAGTTGCCTTGATATTGTTCGCTCACTGCCTGATGGGGTTAGTTCTTTCGTTTCCAGTTCGCAGACGGTAGCTTCTTGGGTGTTTACTCTTGATGATATCCAGGGAATATCTGCGCAACGAGCGACGTATGCAGCCGGTTCTAGACGGGCGGGATCTTCGATTACCGCCCTTTCGGGCGGCTTTCAGGAGATCCTCGATGCCGGATATGACAGATTTACGGCTCCGTTTTTCGGAGGTCATGACGGTCTAGATATTAAGGAAAAGGACCCCTTCCGCAACGAGCTTCTATCTGGCAAGACGCAGTTTAATAGCTATCCCTATAACTCGATTAAGAGGGCTATCGCTACCATTTCAGACGCTGAAGTTGTTGAGATGAATGTGGCTACAATACCTGGGATAACGAACACCGCGCTTACAAAGCAGCTAATTGATGTTTGTGAGGCCCGCGCCGATGCTTTGGCGATTATTGATCTTGATGGCGGGTTTGTACCTAGACACGAGAATAATGATGATGAGGCTACTAGGCACTCTTCTACGGCGGTCGCTACCACAGTTACTAATTTGCGCAATAGAGCCTTGAACAGTAGCTACGCATGCTGTTACTTCCCGTGGGTTCGTATTCAGGATGATGCGACCAACGCAACGCTATGGTCACCCCCATCAGTAGTTGCTTTGGGCACCTTCTCTACTGTAGATAAGAACTCAGATCCTTGGTTTGCGCCTGCTGGATTTACTAGGGGCGGCTTAACACAAGGATCTGCGGGTATTCCGGTTGTTGGTGTTCGACAAGCGCTAACTTCGAAAGAGCGTGATAAGCTTTATGCCGCCAATATTAATCCAATTGCCAGCTTCCCTGCAGAAGGTATTGTGATCTTTGGTCAGAAGACTCTACAGGTAACGCCTTCGGCTTTGGATCGGGTTAATGTCCGTCGTCTCATGATTTTCGTGAAGAAAAGGATTTCATTCATGGCATCTAGGCTTCTATTTGAGCCCAATATTCGCACAACTTGGAAGCGATTTACAGACCAGGTTGAGCCTTTCTTAAGAGATGTTAAGGTAAGGTTTGGCTTGTCAGAGTTTCGGGTTGTGTTGGACGCCACGACGACGACGGCGGATTTGGTCGATAGAAACATTATGTATGCCAAGATTTTGCTTAAGCCGACGCGTGCAATTGAGTTCATCGCGATTGATTTTGTTATAACAAATACGGGAGCCTCATTTGGTGATTAAAATGAGTGATTTTATTTACTCTAACTATTTAAATTATAGGAGATAGAAAAAATGGGAGTTGACGCAAGTTTCTGGGCATCCCCGGCTACGGGAGTACCAAAAAGAAAAAATAGATTTTTATTTGAAGTCGCGATAGGCGACTATAACATGATGTATTTTTGTAAAACGAGTGGACGCCCCTCGTATACGGTAACTGAGGCTGAACACCGCTACTTGAACCATAAATTCTATTATCCTGGTATTGTAGAGTGGGAGACAATCGATGTAACCCTAATTGATCCAGTCTCGCCGTCCGCGGGCAAAGCTTTCTGGAACGCACTTGGGGAAATGGGATGGGTATTGCCCAGCGCCGTCACCATCAGCGGCGCCGGGACCAATGGTGTAATTTCTAAAGCGAATGCGGGTGGAGGTTCTATCGGTACAGTCAATATTTCTGCCCTCGACGCGGCAGGCGACGTTTCGGAAGTGTGGGCAATGAAGAATTGTTGGCTTAAGTCGGTCAAGTTCGGTGATTTTGATTACAGTGGCGACGATCTGATGGATGTTACTTTAACTATCCGATATGATTGGGCAGAGTTCTCGCTCGGCACCGCCGCGAGTACCGCCGGCGACGCCCTCCCCGTCGCGGGCGCAGCAGTAGCAGGTACCTCCTAAAAAGT